TATCTTCTTTCATAAGTTCAATTAGAACACAAGCAGAAAGAGTTCATAGAGCCGTTTTAAACTTCCCAATAGACTTCTATGCAACTCTACGAAATCCTGAAGGAGAGGATTACTAAACAATGCTAACAAATATTATAGACGATATACGAGCATTAATCGGACGACCCGTAGACTTTTATATCCCCACATATTCAGGATGTGGTATATGTAATTTGGATATTGTCTCTAACCACTCTCAAGACCCATTCTGTTCTGGATGTAATGGGAAATACTGGATTCCTGCCTATGCTGTAACCACAGTTACCGGACATGTTAATTGGGGACAAGTGAACGTTCTTGATTGGTATGCTGGTGGACAGCAGTTTGATGGAGATTGTAGGATTCAAATAAAGTGGCGTGGAAACATAACACGGACTATGTTGGACGGTACAGAATACATAGTAGCTGATGGGAAGGTACTAGAAATACAATCAGAAATTCCTAGAGGTGTACCGGCAGTTAATAGAATATTGCTTGATTGTATCGAAAAGGAGAAGACAGTATAATGGAAGAATTTGATAGACGAGAAGGAGTAATTATTCAAGGACTCGATATACTTGATATTATGAGAGTCGTGGATAAAAAGAAAAACAAGTTTGTTGCCCTTACTCTTCAAGCAGTTGAAGAACTCGATCTAGAGGATGAGGACTTTAAAACTATTAGAAAATATATTCTTGACGGCTTTGGAGATTTCACTCGTTCCTTAATGAGAGCCTTATTAGGCGATATAGAGTTTCCACCGTATAATGGCTAAAGTAACACAGGGAGTAACTCGGTGGGTAGCCGAGTTGGAAAGATTAAAAAACAGCGTACTGCGAGCCGCTTTTATAACTGTACTAGAAGAACAAAAACACACTTACCACGAAATGCTAGTAACAGAAGCAGAGTTAGCTATAAGCTTAACAAAAGAATACGACTTGCCTATCTTTAGGGAACCGCTAATAGCGGCTATTCGTAGAGATGAGACACTTGTATTTGCTATTGTTGGCGACACAGTAACTCTTGAGATCGACCTGAATACAACAGCAGGAAGATTAGATGATTATATTAACGCAGTAGAATCTACAAGACAAAACTTTCCAAGAACCCTTGCTCCAGTGGATGCTTCAAGATATTGGAGATACTTTCTTTATGGACAAGCTCGTGAAGGACTTTCTATGAAGAAAAGAAGAAAGAAAGGACAAAGAGGAAGAACACCTACTTACAAGGATGAAGGAACAACAAGATACTTTGAAACTATTCAAGATAGAATAGCTAATATGTCTTCACCTGCTCCTTGGTGGTCACTTCTAAATGATGGTAATGTCTCCTTCGGAGGAGGAGGAGGTACGCCTTATCCAGATAGTCCTGGTACACACTTTGTAGAATCTGCACATATGAAAATTATTGTAGATTTTTCAGCAAAAGTAGCAAGAGAACAGAACCTACTTTTTACTAGACTTCAGTTAGAAACATATGGAGGAGAAACTGTCCTTCAAGATATATACAGAGCCATTGAAGAATTTAATTTTGATAATGCTCGTGAGTTTGTACCTGGGCAAATTTTACAAGAACTATCAATTAAAGATAGACTTTATAAACTATATATAACCAGAACAGGAAAATTAGGACTAGCGTTACTATAATGTACTTAGAAAGAAAGCAAGACTTAAGTGTATACTATTGCGTCAAAGATGCGTTTGATTCTGTCAACGCTTCCTTTGTTACCATTGTAGATGAGTTCCCAAACTCAGGGAGTAACCAGCCTGTCGAACTAACAATCCCTACAGTTTCGATAGAAAATTCTGTGTACTCTGTTAGACCTTTTGAACTAGGAAATAGGGAAGGTGTGGATATACGAACTTGGATTATCACAATTTTTGGTGATAACAAGTCGCAAACAGACGACTTTGGCTACTTAATTAAAAATACATTCCAGCAAGGAATACCAGTATATGACTATGATGAGGGTTTCCCACCAGACGTAAGTCCAACCCAAATCGGAGCTATGGACTGGTTGACTCTGGAATATACTCCAATACGCATCTTTCCCGAAACACAGGGAGAGACTAGCAAAGTGTATTGGCGGGGTCAAGTAAAACTAGTAGCTAGATATAATCAAACCACCTAAGTAGGAGGAACTACAGATGGCAAAAAGATTAGCGATTCCTTCTAAGGAAGCACAACTAAAGATCGTTGGGCCAATTGACTCTTTTGTAGCAAGCCGTGTACAAAGAGTTCAGTTCAATGACGATGTACCGTCAAATTATGTTGACGAGTTGGGAAATTCTTCTCACGCAGGTACATCTAAAGGTATTCCTAACGTATCTATGTCCTTCTCCGCTATGGATGTTGGAATTAAAGTGTTCTCCGTATTGACAGGAACAGACCCTTCTGCCTACCCTGGTGCTGGAGTTGATATTTCTAACCTAACTGAGGTTGACGTAATTGTATATATCAAAGATGATTCACTATCCGATTACGTAAAGAGTGCTCACGCTCGCAGACTACAAGTACGTGATTTTACGTACAACTATTCTGTAGATGCAGACTCAACAGAGGACTACAACCTTGTTGGTTCAGAAAAACGCTGGTTCAAAAATGATGTTGTTGTTGATAAGTTTACTTCAGGAACAACTTCGTTTTCACTCGCAGATACTCCTATCCAGCTAGCAAACGGAAACAAACTTCTATCAGTAATCCTTGATGGAGAATATCTGGAAGAAGTTGCCGCTGGCCCAAGCACAGGAGAATACAGCGTCTCTGGTACAACCCTTACAACAGGCGACACCAGAACCGCTCAAGTTCTTGCTGTGTATCATGCCAACCCTGCTGGAAATAATTGGAGTGACGTAAGTGACTCCGTTCAGGCAGTTGCTATTCCTGGTAAGGATGTTGCCATTGAGATTAATGCCAATAGTATTCCTAGAATACAATCGGTAACAATCAATGGAGCACTCCAACCACAGGAAGTTCGTGAAATGGGCAACCGTAATATGGTTGGCTACCAACGACAGAACGCTACAGTTGAAGGAACACTAGCAGTTTTAGATACAGATACAGAGCTTATTGACCTGCTTCTAAATGGGTCTATTAACTCTGGAGCTACGGAGTTCCAGATTGGACAAGGATGTGTATTATCAGGGGTTGATCTAGAAATTATTCTACGTGACCCTTGCGATACTACATCTCCGTATGATGTAAAGAAGACTGTATATGTTCCCGATATTGAAATCGTTGGAGAGTCTTGGCAATCCAACGTAAACAACAATGCTACAACCAACTTTAACTGGAGAGGCATTGACGGATTACTCTATGTATACAGTGGAGCGAAAGCATAATCCACACTAACAATTAAAAAGTAAAGCCAAAAAGGACAGCAAAACGGGGCTACAGATTCACTATTGTTTTTCACTATAGTCCTGTAGCCCTTTTAATTTTATATAGGAGAGGTAGAATGAGTTTACCAAATATTGAAAAAAGAGAAGTAGATTTAAATGCTCTATTCAATTATACAACTGAGTTGGAATTGCTTCTTCCAGAAGGAAGAGGAACAATAACTTTGTATCAACGAGTTATTGGAGATGAAGATAACGGCAAAGCTCAAGTACATGCTCTAAGGGAAAGCTCTGAGTTCAGAGAAAAACTTAGAAACAGAAGATGGAAAGATAGAAAAGCCTACATACCAAACATTACTAATCTTCGTAAAGAAGAAATAGTGGAAACACTAGCTTCATTAATGATAAGAGACTTAACACTAGAAGCACTCAATGAAGTTCATATTCCTGCAAAACAAGAACCAGATGAGGATGCTTCATTAGAAGAAAGAGAAGAATATCAAAAGTATATTGACAACTATCCAGACCTTTATAATATGGAAGTTACAAGAATCGTTGCAGATAAACGTGAAGCTAAGTTAGCTGAGATTCGTAAAATTAATAAAGATGAGTTACTCAAACTATACGAAGCTGTTCTTATAGATATGCACGCACAATCAACTTTTGAAAAAGCTTACTCCGAAATGGCGGCATACTATGGAACATTTTCAGATGAGGAATATACACAAAGACCTTATAAGTCTTTTGAAGACTTTTTAAAAACTCCAACCAGGGTAAAGACTGAAATTATTAAAAGCTACAAACAATTGGAGCTTAGTTCAGTAACATTAAAAAAATAGCAAGGAGTGATGCGATTACTAGTATGTGGTCGTCTAGTAAAGCATTACAGCTTCCCTTAGACCCAAGTATAGACTCTTCTAGAGAATTGCCATATACCATTTCTTATGTAATAAGAAAGAGACAGCAAATAGATTCTCTGAATGAGTTACCAAAGGAAAAGCGACCACCGGATGAAGTTCTTTGGCATCCGAGATCAAAGCGGTTGGAAGACTGGTTAGATAATGTATTGCCAAGTTCTAAAAAGAAAAAGGAGACGGAAGGAAACACGTTTACAATACCTTTAGATCAAATCGAGGGATAAAATGCCAGTTCAAAATATAGATCAAGTTCTTCAGAAAATACGGCAACTTGGAGAAGCGTTACGCTTATCCGAGGCTGAAGTAAACCGCTACGTTGAAGCCTATAAGAGACTCAACGAAGCCGCCGCCGTTATTAAAGAAGTAGACCTTCAAGTTAATAAGATCGCTACAACTCTTGGAAGTATGGGAGAAATTAGAGTATTCAATACAGAAGAAGCGGCGGTCTATTTACGCTATCTAAGAGAAATTGAGAACTACGCTGGAAGAGTTAGACAACAAACTACAGGTACAGGTCAAGGATTTGACCCTGCTAATTTGGGCTGGAAACAAACCGGACAAGCAATTCCTGAGTCTGTTGCCGATTCTGTAGAACAAACAACGGAACAAGTAAAGAACTCTTGGCAAAGTCTTGGACAATTCCTTGCTAGCAACAATCCATTTCTTACTGTAGAGCAAGCTACAGAAAGAGCAAAGAAAGCTCTATTAGAGTATGGATTTGTAGCAAAGGATGTAAGAGTAACTGCTGACCCGTCTTCTGGAATACAGATGATGACCGCAGTAGCGGCAGATGCAGAAGGGAATGTAAGAAGTCTCTCCTTGCGTATGAATGAACTTGGAAAGGTTACAGCCGTTACCTCAGATAGATTTAGTACTTTTGGTGCAAGACTTTCTAGAAGCATTACTCAGTTTACTCGTTGGACAATTGCGGCGGCTCTTATTTACAAACCGCTTCAATTACTTGGAACACAAACAGACCTTCTAATCAAGAATCAAACAGAGCTTGCCAACATTTCAATTATTCTTGGTGAAGATCAAGACACACTAGCACAAGCGTTTGGTGCTGTAGCTGATGCCGCTAGACTTACTGGCGAGTCTATTGACGGTGTTATTCAAGGATATGCTCAAGCTCTCCGTGCTACTGGAAATATGGAAAGTGAGTACCAAAGATTTAAAACGGCTAATCAATTATTAACCGACTCACTAGTTCTTTCAAAACTATCTACATTCAACCAAGCACAAGCTATGGATACATTAGTAGCCGCAATGACTCAGGCAGGTATTCCTCTTGCAGAGGGGAGACAGTTACTTGATCGTTGGGTAGCGGTTACAAAAGTTGCTAACGTAGACTTGCGAACACTAGCAGAATCTTATGCTATTGTTGGTGCTATTGCTCAATCAGCAGGTATTGGAATCAAAGATAGTACAGACGAGATAAATGAACTTGTAGGTATCATCGCTGTACTTGCAGAACAAACACAGCTAACCTCAACCGAAACTGGTAACGCTCTAAGAGCCGCTATTACTGGTATCAGTACATCTGCCGCACAAGATGAACTACGTTCTTTTGGTATTGCTGTTACAGATGTAAATGGAGAAACCAGAGCTTTCTTAGATATTGCTGAAGAAATTTCTACCAAGTTTGCTCAAGGATTGATTGATGAATCCCAACTAACTGCAATTTCAAGAGCAATTGGTGGTGGTACTCGTAGACAAGCACAGGTAGAAATTATTCTAAAGGGGCTTACAAGAGCCCAAGAAATTAATACACAGTCTGCAAGTCACTCTGGAGCCGCTTATGAAGCTCTAGCAATTCAAGTAGACACCGTACAGTCAGCAATTACAAATCTTGGGAACGCCTTCCAAGAGCTAGCCCAAACTTGGGGTTCAGAGGGCGGTATCCTTACACTCGTTGAAACAACAGTAAAAGGATTAACTGCTCTTGTTGATCTTTTAGAAACACTTTCAGGACTAGCTGGTACTAACCTTCCTGCTCTACTTACATTAGGAGGACTTGGTATTTATGGAAGACAGGGCAAAGGTATCTTTGGCCCTCAATCTGTTCCGCTTGCTCCTATGCTTGGGCCACTTACACAACAGCAAATGCTACAACAACAAAACCCTTGGTTCCAAGCTGGACGGTCAACTCGAAACTTTATGCAAAGTCCTTGGACACAGAATATAGGACTTGGGGCTTTAGGTGTTGGAACAGCCGCCGCAACAAACTTTTTCCAAGGAGAAACCGCAGAAGGTTGGGGTAATATTGTAGGTGGAACTATTGGTGGCGTTATTGGTGGAGTCCTATCAGGGCCAGTTGGTGTTTCTGTTGGTATGGTAATTGGTTCTTCCGTTGCTTCAGCTTTTGTTGAAGGGGTGAAACTAGAGGGAGAAGAGCTCGCTATTATTCTTAGTGGTGAACCTCCTACACCAGAAGTAGATGAGGAAGCTCAACGAAGAGTACAAGAAGCAACTCTTCAAGAAGAAGTTTCTGGAGCAGTTGGTGGAGGAACTCCTTTCTTTGGTGATATAAATACTTGGATAAGATCGCAAGCAATTCAATTAGCTCTTGCACTTGGTTTTGATAATTTTCCAGATATAGATGCACTTAATGAAATGGTTGAACGTAGCCAAATAGAGGGACAACCAAGTCTTCAGTCACAGTTGGCTATTCAGAGATTCCAACAAATTGAACCAGAACGTTATGCAGAATTAGTAGAAGCGTACAGACCAGCGGGTGTAGAACAAACTGCTCAGTTAGAAACCGAGTTTACTACTCTATTTGGGACTATCTTAGATCGTATCCAAACAAAACTACTAACTTCTACTACAGGATTAGCAACTACTGGAGAATTGTCTGGTAGACAGATTGCAAGAAGAAGATCAACTATTGCTGGTTTAGATGCGCTATTTTCTGAGCTATACGCTACACAACAAGTTGCAGGAGAAGGTGTTAGTTTTACTCCTGAAGAAATGGAAGAAGCCGCACGTACTTACATTTCCGCTACAGACGAACAGAGAGATAGTATTAATGCTATGAGTGCTACTCTGCAAGAATACAGAGAAGCAATGGAAAACCTAAGAGCAAGTACAGAAGAGACAATTATTCTAAGTGCCGGCTTAGAAGTTTCTATGGCAGACTTGGAACAAATGACTCGTCAATTAGCTGGAGCTCAAGCAGACTATTTAGATCAAATTAGAGTACAACAAAGATTTGATGCTTATGAAACACCTTCAATTGTAGCCGCACGTACGGGAGCCCTTTCACAATCTCAGATTGCAGATATTATTGGAAGAGCTCAAGCATATGAACGTAGATACGAAACTGGAATCTACGGTGGTGACGAAGAGCTTATTGAGCAATATAGAGAAGGAATCAATGACGTAGTTCTAGAGTTTGAAAATGGTGTTCTGCTTCCAATTAGCGAAATGGCTAGAGAGCTTTACGGATTACCAGCAAGTGCTAGATCATTTAGAAAGGCAATTGAAGATGCTTTTGAAGAAGGAATAATTTCACAAGCAGACAGAAGTTTCGGATTTACTGATCTTCCGTTTGCCGCTGGTAGTGCTCAAGCACAGCAGTTCTTTACACTGTATCAACAACAACTTGCACAGCTACAAGAACTAGGTTACATGGAGCAATTAGAAGACACAATAATACTTTACTCTAATAAGCAAATGGAAGCCATGCAAGTAGATAATACTATTATTCAATTGCTTCTTGGTCAAATTGAAGAGAATACAGAGGACATGGTAGATGGTATCTACAACTTACCGTCTGATGGTACGTTCTATGTTCCGTTTACTGGATACCAAGCAGGATTTGTAAATGCTGGTGGAGTAGATATTGGGGCGTTAGCTAATGCTATTTATGAAGCTATTGGTGGCCCACTTGAAGAGATTGCACAGAATACTTCTAGTTTTAACCTAGAAGAAAGAAGACTTGAATTTGGATTTGCCCATCAGGAAGACCCAGGATACGCACCGATAACTCCCGAATCAATCTATCAAGGAGTTCAACAAAGTATGTCATCTGCTCTTGCAGGAGCTCAAGTTGCAGGTATTCCTGGAATTGGGTTTACAGATGCTCCAACTATGTTACCACCCAATGATTTTTGGAAAAACCTAAATCCATTTGCTACCCCAGGTCAGGAACTTCCAATACTTCCTGGATTTGGTACACCTTTACCTGGAGGGCCGTTTGATGAGTTCCTGTTACCAGATAAATTTGGAGAGGGTTTTGGAGGGAAAACCAAACTAGAAGAATCAGCATCAGTATTATCGGAAGTTCTGTCTACGAACTTCGGTTCAATGCTCGAATCATTTGAAAACCAACCAGTAGAGGTTACTGTAGATATTACAGCTAACTTTGATACTTTCCTTGACGGTGAGCTTGTAGCAAGCTTAACTAAAGCTTACTTAGCTGAAGAGCTAGTAAGAAAAGGAGCCGCACAGGGAGCTACTGTGGTTAGTGTAATTTAATAGGAGGCTCAATTGTGGGCTGGAGATTTAATCAGACAAGAATATATTTAACTAAACTAGAAACCGGAGCAGATCAAATCATTGCTAGGCTACAGCCATTGGATACAAAGACTGTCCATCATGTATTCGGATGGGAATCTACAAAGATGTCAATTGCTGGATTAGTCGCAACTTCTGGAGATAAAAACGCATTAGAGAACCTTAGAAAAACAGGGCTTGCTTATACTCTTAGTGGGCCAGAGGGTGCAGTAGCTTCGTGTCTCGTGAAAGGAATTAAAGCGGCTAGAAGACCTGAAACTTGGACTTGTTTGTTTGATCGTCCAGGTCTTCCAACAACTGTAGCAACGTATGATGTAACAATGGAGCTCTATGTAGATGAGTAATAGTATAAAGAACTTATATAAGAGTGTTACAAATACTTCTCAGATACTAAGTGTAAATCTATCTTCTGCATATACTAATGCAACAGATGTAGCAATTATTGAAGCAGGTTCTACTACTCTTTCTATTGGTGATTCTGTTACTGTAGACATTGGGTATGATGATGACCACGCTCAACTTTTCACTGGCTATGTAAAAAACGTAGAAAGAGCATATCCAAATAATACTTATACAATAACTGCATATGATGTATTAACTAGAGCAGTTGACTACTTTATTGCTTCATCCAATCCTGATAATCCATTTACAAGATCAAACATTAAGTGTGAGGATTTAATTGAAGACCTTTTAGCACTAGCAGGATTAACCAATTATCAGGGGAACAACACAAATTTTACTTACGGTGTTTCAGTACCCGTAGAGGTAAATCTTGTAGGTTGTTATGATTATTGTAAACAGCTTTCAGAGTTGGTAGCATGGCATCTTTATGCTGATAAGAACGGTAAAGTTTGGTTTGTAGATAGAAAACCATATCCAGTAGGAGGAGACTCTTCTTCTGGTACAATTGCAAAGGCAAGTGTATTAAGTGCTACTAAAGTAGAATCAGATGATGATATTCGCAACCGAATTGTTGTTTATGGGGCAAATGGTATTTCCGCTGAAGCTAAAGCGGCAAGTGCGTATCTCCCTTCTGGTTTTTATAAAACAGCAGTAATGTCTGCATCTTTTATAGATAGCCAATCCGTTGCTGACGATGCCGCTTCTTACAACCTAACTAAGTGGAATAGACTAAGAAGCTCACTGGTTATGTCTTTATTAGGCGACCCTGGAATAACATCTAGAAATATTTATACTGTAGAAACTTTACCAATAGCAAGTTCAGATGACTGGTTTGCTTATTCTGTAAACCACTCTATAAGTTCATCTGGATATAGAACTAATGTAGAATTAAGGAAATAATAAATGGCAGGGATTAATGTACAAGTAAAGAAAGGAGCGGTTGATGTCAGCAATAAAGTATTGCAGTATGATCGCCAAACAAATATTTGTTCTGGAGTAGGAACATTTAATATAATCTTTGATGACTCTCTTTCTATAAGTCCTGGAGATTTGTTTTATCTTTATGAAGAAGGAACTCTAAAAGGAAAGTATTGGACTGGAACAGTATCAAGAGATGTTGAAGGAAGCATCTCAGCAGATTGTCAAGACGGTTCTAAATGGTTACAAGAT